GGCGTGGCGTCGATGCACTGACCGCCCCAAAGCCGATAACGAATGACGCGCTCGTTTTCGTGCTTATGAACCTTGAGAACTTTGGCTTCGTGTAGTGCGCCAATATCATCAAAACTCAAGACGATATCGTCCGGTTGCAGTTCATCAATACGGCGTTGGCCGCCGGGCACAGAAACAAGGGTATGCCCTAAAAAACAACCGCCACCGCCACCGCCGCCACCAGCACCACGAATCGTCGTCATTAGCCTTGAACCACGTCCAGACCAACACTAATCACAGCACTTCCAACGATGACCCGCCCGTAAGTAATTGGCACTGGTAAGCCTTGTTTGGACGTATTGACAATTCCGGAAAAGCTAAACGATTCGAGTTTGGCAGCTTCAGGACCACGTTCCATTGATGTGCCAATTGGATTTTGCGGCGCCGGGGAAATCATTTGAGCGACACCGCCAAGAATCAAAGCGGCGCCAATCGAACCAATGGCTGAAGATGCGGCGGCTCCAAGGGTAAAAGCTCCAGCAGTTGCACCCAATCCCAAGCCCAAAAAACCTGTTCCAACTCCAGCAGTCACAATCGCCAAAGCAACCAAACCAATCCCAGCAAATATTTGACCAACACCGCCACCACCAGCACCTGTCAAAACTGGTGTGATGCTAAAAACTTCCCGCTCACTCCAAGGCAATACCAAAGGCGATGCATTTTCTGCTGTTAGTTTTTCCCTGCCAATCGTTACGCGATAGCCAACGCCTTCTTGTTCACTATCAATCAACCATTTTTCAAGACCCTGAAAATTGACGCACAAAGCTTTCAGTGCCTGAGCGGGCGTATCGGCTTCAAATTCAAAACGGCACTGACCCAGCTTCTTGCGGAGTGCGCCGTAGACCTTAACGACTTTCATGCCGCAAGACCTTGGCCGTGTTCTTTGCATAATAGCCGCCATACACATCACGACTACTGAGCCGTCCCTGAACGTGATGAATAATCTGCTGATCGCCAAGGTAAATGGCTGCGTGATTGGGCAATGGCGATTGAAGCTGCATCAAAATTGCATCACCGGGTTGTAGGTTGTCAAAAGACACCACGCGGAAACCTTCTTTGTGAAAGTTGTCTAGGTATAAATTCTCACCACGCTCCCAAAATTTGTCGCGACGCTCGTAGTCACTCAACGTCAAACCCATATTTTCGGCGTACCAGTCTTGGCAAAGCGTGTAGCAGTCCAAAATGCCAAAGACAAATTCGCGTCCCACCAGCGGAGCTTTGTAGCCGACGGGCTCGCAGTAGCCAAAGGTTTCGGCCTTAGGGTTGACGATGTACCAGGGAAATCCACTGCGCTCGCAGGCCACACGGTCAGCCTGGGATGCGATTGGGGCGCTGATCGGGTGGCTATGCACGACTGCCACAATTTCGCCTTGATCTTCAACTTCGGCATAGCTGGCAGGATCCAGCACAAAGTGCTCATCTGGTGTATCCGCCAAGTTTTTGCATGGAAAGTAGCGACGACGGCCTTTGACAACGGCAATCAAACCGCAGGCTTCGCGTGGATCCTCCGCCTTGGCATGATCCAGGATTTGTTGTCGTAGCGATTCAGTTAGTGTCACGCGCCAAAACCAATGCCAGGGAAAGAGCCATAGGGCAATTCAGCACTATCACCAAATCTTAGTTTGCAGGCCGCCAAGGTCTTTTTGCACACATCATTGGCCAATGTTGTTGTTGGAACATTGGCTGCCGTGTACCACTGCGTTGCGGTGACGTTGCCACTGGTGGTGTTGCCAGTTTTGATTTCTAGGCAAAAATCATTTGCGTTGGCAACATTCACCACAAAGCGTCCATCAGTTGCCGTGCCAGATGTGAAGTCCAAGTTCACAGTGTCATTCAACGACAGGCCATGTGCAGTGGCAGCTACTTTTAATAAATAGCAGGTAACATTTCCACTTGTTGTTCCACTGGTGCCAGATGTAACGGTAAACGTATTTGTGGCTGCAGTTACTACGGTATAAAAACCATCAGTGGCTGTACCACTTGTAAAATCAAGCCATGCTTTATCGCCAGCTACATAACCATGTGCGGTTGATGTAACAGTAATTGTTGTGCCACTTCGAGAATAAGTTGCAGTTAATTTTCGCAGATTGTAGGTGCCGTTAAAACTGGCAACAGGCGTATAACTACACTCCGAAGATTTGTATTGCCATTGGCAGATATTGGAAACAAGTTGACGACGAGGCAACATCACGCCAGCCATGTCAAGTTTGCTGGCAAGTTCAAACTGCACCACGTCACGGTTTTCCGCAGCTTTGCGATCAACAAACCAGATTTCGTCGGGAAATTTGGCGTGGCTATCTGCGCTAGGTTCACCATCTAAATATTTTTTAAGCGTGCGAATACGCTTTAATTTTGCACCAATCAGATCATTTCCCGGCGTGGTCGCGTTGACCAACAACAAAACAGCAGTAATACCACCGTCAAGGTTGGCAATCGTCAAAGTCGGGCGCGGCAAAGATCCGGCAGATGAAAACTCAAAACCTTCTGCTTTAATTGGCAACCGAACATAGGAATTACCATTCCATACAATGTTGCCCGTTACGTTGGCGTTGCATCCTGCATGAAAACGATACACATCACTGCTGCCGTGCAATGTGGCATCCAACGTCAACTCAAATAATTCAATAACTGCGCTAGGGGCAAATGTTGCCAGATCTTCGTAGACCGGGCTAATTGCCGTCCAAACAACCGTGTTATCGGTGACGGTACTACCAATATCAGTTGGCCATGCCGGCTCCGTCGCGGCGCTTGTACCAGCCGTTGTGCAGCGAAAAACAAGTCCACTGGCCTGCAGCGTGGTGGCACGACGAATGTCGCCAACGGCGTAAGCAGTGCTAGCAGCCCAAGCGGTATAAGCCATCAGGGTTCAAATACTTGACGGAAGGTGGCTTGAACTGTGTTGATATTTGACGCAATCATCGTTGTTGACCATTCATCGCAAACCCATTTACCGGCAGAGCCATAGGGAGGCGTCCAGTCAAACGATTCTGTTGCGCCACGTGCTTCCAAAAAACCAGTGATGTTGTCTCGTTCCGTATCGGTACGGTTGGCAAACGTCAAGCGCCATTCAGAAGGCTGTGTATTAAGACCATAGGCCAAGCGCTGTTCATAGCCATCCCCGAACTGCACGCGACGGATGACGGGTCGTTGAGACTCGCTGGCGTCGTAATCCGGTGTATAGGTAAAAGTGGCCATTACAGCAATCCTCCAGGTCGCCTCTGCTTCAGGATTTCTTGTTGAACTGCAATGCTCACGGCCTTGGCAAGTTGACCAGCCTGACTGGCATCACCTTGGACGCTAGTGCCTTTGGCGTCAACATTCACAGTGACATTAACAGCACCGCTTCCCTGCATCGTGACAGGAATTGAGCGGCCATCAGGCAATGGCACATAGGCTTCAGGCTGACTGCCTTCGCCAAACATGGCCAGTTGCGGGCTGTTGGCAATACCACCAGCGGCGTAACGCTTGAGTGGCATGGGACCGTCAGGCGTCATGATGCCGCCCATGGCAAATTTCGGGAACAAACTGCTAAATACGTTGCCCGGCAAAATGGCCTGCAATCCAGAGAAGAAAGCGGCTCTTACAAAGATCTTGGTTAAATCATTTAGTGCTGAACGAGCGAAGTCAGCGAAAGAAGCTTTGCCTGTAGATACAAATTCAGCCAATTGATCAGCCATTCCCATGAAAACATTGCCAAATGCGCCGCCAAGATTGTCCGCAAGTTTGCCCATTTCTTCAATCGCAGAACCAAAACTTTGCAAAAATGTTTCACCAAATGTTGTTGTTTTGGTTTTTAATTCATTGAGCTTGGCGATAATCCGATCAAGTAATTCAAGAATGGCGGGATCTTGAACAATCTTTTTAAGTGGCTCAAGATTTGCGATTTCACGCGAAATATCAAGAATTCGTTTCTCTTCTTTCGTGATTAGACCATATTTAGCTGCAATGTCTTGAATTTGCTCAGCGGATTTCTTTTCTGATTCTTCCTTTCGCTTTTGTTGCTCAACCTGGAGTTCAGTTTGCTTTGTCAGCAATTTGCGTTGATCAAGTTCCAGTTGGCTAAAAGCAACACTAACGGCACTCAAGCGTTCGGCAACCTTGGTAACGTCAAGACGCTTTCTTTGACCATCAATCAAGCGTTCTTCAAGCTTTTGTTTTTCAGTCAACAAAGCAGATTGAAGAACATCAAGACGAACTTGGCCTTCTTTGATATCAAGCGATTCGAGTTCTAATTTGTTTCCATTGGCTGCCGCTTTTTGGCGTTCAATCTCAATCTTTGTTAATTCGCTTGCAAGAAATTTTTTCTCGGCTGCATCAAGATTGGCGCCAAGCTGACGCAATGCAGAATCAAATGATTGCTGTGCTTCATTAGCCAACCGCTTGGCTGCATTGGCACTATCTCGACTTGGCTTATCCTGCGTACCTGGCAGCTCAGAAGGCCGACCGGGAGTAGGTGGACCTTGTCTAAATTGTTGGATTGTGCGCAATGCACCAGCGCGCAATTGTTCTTGCCCAAGAAGACGTGTTTTTTCTGCTTCAGATAATGCTTGGCCGCGTGCAACCTTTGCTTCAATTGCAGCAATATTTTTACTTGTTTGTTCGAATGTACGTGTTGCATTTTTGAGTGCGTCTCCACCAATGCGATCCTCAATTGCTTTCCCAACTTTGTCTAAGAAGGTAAATAG